CTGGATACCGTGGACCCGGGCATACTCCAGGAGGTCCATCGCTTCCTGGGTTTCCGCCGTGACGTCCCACCCTTCACGACCGTCGAGCTTCGGCTTCTCCTGGATCGTGATGACGCCAGCGTCGACAAGGCGGTTGATGATCTGTGTCCCGGCTGGGGTTCTCAGAACATCCGCAAGGCTCGCGTTCTCTCCCGCTGCTTCGATCTTTCCGGCAATGTACTCCGCTTCTTTCTCGGGGAGTTGCCGTGCGTCTGCCGTGGCTCGCTCAGCCGCGGTCAGTTCCGCAACGCCGGTCTTGTTCGTTGCTCGAATGATCGTATCGGCAAGGCCGGGAGTTGCTTTAAGAACGGACGCTGGAATCTCGCGCACCAGGACGGGGTTCTCGACCCCTTCGAACTCTTTCGGGTCGATGCCAAACTGTCGCGCTTTCTTCGCGAGAAGTTCCTTGTATGCCTGCGCTCCCTTGGGGTTCTGCGCATAGGCCCGCTGGATCTTCATCACTCGCGAGTTTCCGCCAAGCGTATTACCTTGCGGGTCAATGACCGGAGGACCATTCAGCGCGTCGGGATTGTCCGTGATGAGGAAGCGCGGGTTGAAGATGCCGGGGCTCGCGTCATGAACAACGCGCTCCTGATTGGCCGGATCGGAGTAGTCCCGTTCGTTCTTGATTTGGTAGCCCTCGAAGGGCTGGAAGGTCAGGCCGCTGTGCGACGGGTAGACGTCACTCAGTTCTCGGACTGAGTAGCGGGCTTGGAAGGTGGTTGACTCTCCCGGGACGAGGACTTCCGTTTCATCGCCCTGTGAAGATCTGCCGACCGGCGGACGCGGTTCAGGAACCGCTGGGACTTCTGTTTCAGTTCCTTGCTCTTCTCGTCTTGGCTCATCGGTAGCCTCTATCTTTGATTCTACAGCAGGTTTCTCAATTTCCGGCTTCTTCTTCGCCTTGGACCGTCGCGCCGCCGGATGTGCGGCTTTCGGTTCGACCACCTCCTCTCCCGCCTTGGATGGCGTCTTGAATTCCCAAAATTGTACTCGATTATTGGCGCTGACTCTGGACCCGCCAGCCTTGATAAAGGCGCTGGGGGCGTATGACCCCGGCAGCATCTTGACAACCGCTCCACGCCCAAACTCTTTTGGTTCCCCGACGTATCCTCGCCCTTCGTGTAGGTAGACATTCCCGACGTGCTTTCCCGCTGCATCGTGTAGTTCGCCGCGATAGGCACCCTTTGGGAAGTTCCGTTCGGGAACCGCAACGAGGTCTTCGCTTGTCATTCGCCACGGCTCTTTAGCGGCCTTGGGTTCCGGTTCGACCACCTCCTCTCCCGCCTCGCCAACCGGTTCCACGTCCGGCAGTCCAGATTCTTGCGGAGATTCCCCCGTATGGGTGGGTTTGTCCGGTTTAGTCCGGTCAACTTCGGGGCCGCTCTCCGCGGGCGGGATGTCGGGTTTCGTTGCTGGCATGCGCGCCGGGGTCGTTGCGACCTCCGCCACCGCCGGCAACTCATCGGACGGCTTGAGGCTGCCAAGCTCACTCGATGACCTAATTGTGTCTACGTTGAAGTGTTCGCCTCTGCTGCCCGAGTAGGTCTTTGTGCTAGGTGACCAAGTGAATTCCTCACCCGTGGCGGGGGAGGTATATTTCTCAACCATTCCATCGGGGATGCGGGCCTCCGCTGATTCTGGCGCATCTGCCCGTACTTCTGGCTCCTCTTTGCCCGCCGGGGTCGTCGCATCCGGCTCCGTTGATTCCACAGAACTTACGGGCGGGATATCGGGTTTCGTTGCTGGCATGCGCGCCGGGGTCGTTGCCACCTCCGCCACGTCCGGCAGTTCATCGGACGGCTGCGCTTCGATGGCTTCCTGCACCTCCGGTATCGAGAGTGCTTCGTCAGCTTCATCGGTGTCGACCTCGAACGGTTTCTTCGTCCGGCTGTAGACGGCATCGCCGTTCTTCTTCGGCTTTGCGGAAACAACGCCGTCCTCTACCAAGCGGTCAAGGATCGGCTGGGCCTTGTCCCTCGGAATCCCGAACTGCTTCTCCAGCTTGGTTTTGCCGAAGACGGGTTGCTCGGCGGCCCACTTCTTAATGCTGTCGTAGCTCTCGGTCGCTTCGGCTTTAGGCGCTTCGGCTACCTTGGCTTCGGCCAAACCCTTGGGTACTTCGAGCCCCGCATCACGGAACTGCCGCGCCGCCGCTCCTCTGGCTGCTTTGATATTCGGTGCGAGAACGTATCCCGGTGCCTGCCCCGGTTTCTCCACCCATACAGCCAGACCGCCGCGTTCACCTTCCGGCGCCTGCCTGATCGTGATCTTGACGTCTCCCTGCTCGAACGTCACTCCGGGCTCTTCCGTCGGCTTCCCGCCTTTGCGTCGTTCCCTGATTAAGTCGATGTTCTCGCCGTGCTCCCGCGAGGACTCTCCGAGCTGTTCATATTCGGCCTTGGCCTTTGCGGCCTGGACGTCGGTTCCGCCCTTGGCCCTTCTGGCGCTGAGCCAGTTGTGGACGTCGGCGGCGCGGCCGGCGTTCAGTACTTCGCCGGTTTCAGCGTCGACGACCCGCGCGCCCTTCGGTACGCCCTTGTCTACGCCATATCCAAACTCGATGCGGGCTTTCCGCCCGTTGACCACCACGTCAACTGGTTCACCGCCGGTCGGCTTGCCGGTCAGCTTCCCCCACTCCTGCGCTGCCAGCCTGTTTCCCTCGGCTTGCAGTTCCGTTGCCCGCTGTCCGGCGCCCCGGACCGGCTCACCGTATGTTTCCGGAACTTCCATACCCTCGGGCTTAATTTCCTTCACGCCCGGGCGGCTCTTCCAGCGAGTTGTAGCTCTCGGCTTCAGGTTGCTGAGTTCCGCGTCTGGGTAGAGTGCAGCTTTCCCCGTGGCTCCGGCCTTCACACCGGCTGCACCGAGACCGGCGAAGAGCAGACTTGTCAGTCCCTCTACTCCGGCTTCGATCATGGCCGCCTCGTCACCGGCTTCGGCCCCGGCTGCTACACCACGCGCACCCTGAACCGCCCCAGCCACACCCATCCCGCCAAATACAGCCGGCACAGCAGTAGCCGCGGCGATGTCTAAAGCCTCTGCAATTTTCGGGTACTCCTTGAGAAGTGGAACCAGTTTCGGAGAGTTGACTGCAGCTTGCAGTACCTGGGCACTGCCAGCACCCGCCAGCATTATGGCGAGATTCTTAGCACTGAGCATCCCGAGTGCTGTCCTGGTGACGGCGTTGACCGCAACCTCAGATCTTGTTTCACCCCGCGGGATAAGGTCACCTGGTCCAGAGAGTATCGGCTCCATCGTTGCGGCCATACCCGGGCTGGAGTCGGGCGCGCCAACAGAAAGAAGCGCGCCACCGGGGCCGACGACGGTCTGATCCGGCGGGATAGATTCGATCGGAGGGGGAACATCAGGGATACCGGGCGGTAGGCCGCCGCCCAGCCGCTCCATACCGGGCACATTTTCGTACTCGTACATCGCGGGCTGCGGTACGCCGACGAACGGCCCTTCCACCGGCTCCACCGGCGGAATCTCTTCCTCCGGCACATACCCAGCTTCGGCTGCCATCATCCCGCCGGCGCCGGGAGTCATGCCCTGCGGCTGGAGCTGGTATCCGGGCGTCCACCTGGCATCCCATAGGTCACGCTTCACCTCTCGAGGGACGTTCTCGAATTGGTCAAATCGAGCTGTGAAGTCATTCGGGTCCTGCGCCTTCGTGAAATGATCCCAGATGTTCCTGCGGACCGTTTCATCAAAAGGTTGAGAATCCAGATAACCCTGAAGCTGATCGGGGGTAGTCATCGGTTAGTAGGGGTTCGACCACATTAGTGAGCCAGGTCCGAATTGAAGCGTCTGCAGCTGCTGCTGATAGCTTTCCTCAGTGGCAGCCTTACGCTCCTCAAGCTCCTGTGCTACGCTTGTCTTCTTCGCTTCGAGTGCTACTTTGTCTTCTTGCGGTAGTCCGCTTTCAAGTATTCTGTCGTCAATCTCGTCCAGAATCTCCTTCGCGGCATCCTCCGCATCCTGGAGTTGATCCTGCCTCCATTGCTCAAGTCTGATGAAGTCTACAGATTTCACGGCCGCGGGGGTGGGCGGCTTCACGGGTTTCGGCGGGTAGCGTAGCTTCATCCCAGACGCTGCCCGATTCCGGATTGCCTCTTCGTCGGACATGAGACCTTCTTCTAAGCCGAGCGGATCCGGCGTTGGTTCTGGGATCGGGTTGTTGTAAATCGTATCCTCTCCACCGTCTACGCCTGGGACGACAACCTTTCCGCCGCGCGGGATATTGATGTTCTTGGGCGGAGCCTCCCTCTCGTATCTCAGCTTGTCTGCCTCTGCGGCTCCCACCCGGGCATCGGCCACGCGGCCGGCGTTCGCCAATTCTCTATCCTGGTACTCCCGCTCCTCCTGTCGGGAGAGGTTATCCACCTCTGTCTTGGCCACGCTTACGTCGGTTTCCCAGTCAGCGAGATCGTCCTCGAAGCCGGGGCGGAGGAACTTCTCTCCGAATCCGGGGTCCGGTTTGATATAAGAGCGGCCGCCGGAATTGACATACCCCTCGGCCGCCCCGAGTCCTGCGGCAATGGCAAGGCGCAGCTTGCCTGGTTTGTACTCCTCGTCGTGAGGATTCGGGCGATTGCCTTCGAGTGTTTCCTGCCTCCGGTAGGACCGGTCAAGCGGAGTTTCCTCTTCCTGGGGGGGGACAATAGAAGGGAACCCGCCGCCAGAAACAGGCTCCGTTTCTCCATAGAACTCCAGATCTTCTTCAAACCAAGGATCTTTGATCTTTTTAAGTGCCATCGCTATTTACCCCCTTCCCGAGTCCAGGAATAAACGGCAGAACCGCCCTCGCGCCGCCGATTGCCGTTCCGATGATCCGTTCCGCGGTTCCCGGCGTCCGGTCATAGGTGATTGCCTGCCCGGTGGTTCCGAGTCGCCCACGGGTCTGGGTGTTGTACACGCCGCTCTGGGTGTTCCTCTCGTTCGCCTCGCGGTTGGTTGCTACTCCAATCTGCTCGCGGACGTAGCCGCGCCCCTCTCGTCCGGCGTCCAGGCGGGTGTCCGCAACTTGCGTATGGCGCCCGGAGAGCAGTTCCGTCTCATTGAGCTTCTGGCCGTAGGCTGTCGCCTGGTTACCCTGGTTCACGCCCTGTCGATTCCCGGAAATGTAGGCGGAGCGATTGGACTGGTCCCGGTCAACTCCGGTGGCGATCTCAGTTCCCAGTCCGGCGTTGTACTGCAACTGCCCCTGTTGCGCCGCAAGGTGGCCAAACTTGGCATTCACGCCAGCCTGACCGAGAGTCTGGGCGGTGTCCATCCGGCGGTTGCTCACGTCCCGCTCTGAAGCTAGGCGGGTGCTCTCGGCCGTCTGAGTCTTGTCCATCTTCATGCCGCCGATTCCGAAGCCCTGCCGGGTGGCTAGATCGGTGGCGGAGCCCTCGCCGGACTGTCGAATGTACTCGGCCTGGCCAGCACGTCCCGAGCGCGCGTTGCTCGCCATGACCTTCGCGTTCGTGGCGGCGTCTGCAGCATCGATGGCGGACTGTCGAGTGTACCGAAGCCGGCGGGCGGCCACACCCTGCGAGTCGGCGCCGGCGGCCCGGGATGACCGGTCAACCTGCTGGAGCTGGGCGCGGTAGGCGTTCCCAGCCGTCTTCCCGGCGGATGCTACCATCCGGGCCTCTTCTTCGGGACTCATGCGGACAGCGTCCAGGGTCTCCTCCGAGGCGCGAAGGGCATCCGCATCAGCCTGATCTGTGAGCCAGTCTTCCGTCCCGGAGACCGCTTCGTCCATCTGGTCGTAGTATCCGGCCGACGGAGACAGTCCCGGGGTGATCCCGTTGTACATCCCCTCCTTCATGGTCCCAATGATCGCGTCGGTCTGCTTCTCTTTGTCGCGGCCCCGTTCCGTCATCATCTGCGGGTCAAAGTAGTCGTAGCGAGAGTTCGGGTCGCCCATGATGGCGGCCTCTTCGTCTGGACGCAGGTAATTGTCCTTGAGTTGCCCCTCCGGCGTCCGGGCCGCCCGGAGTTCGTTATCGCGAATGATATCCGCCCGTTCGGCCTCGGAGTACCCGCCATAGCCGTCGATGAGAGGTTCGTAGGCTTGGTCGGCGCGAGCTACCTGAGAACCGTAGCGCAGGAGGTCGTTGTCGCCGCGGTCCTTGGCCGCTTGGTTGAGCTGATTCCCCCGGCTGCTGATGTAGCCGCGGTCGCCTTCGATGTCTTGCTTGATGCCCATGAGTTACCTCCGGGTGCGTTTTCTGGTGGCTTTGACCGACTTCTTAGGTGGTGTCTTTTTGGTCGGGTCGACCACTTGGACCAACTGCGTCCCGTCATCGCTGAGCTTGTGCTGGCCCGGGGCGCTATGCTCTGCAAGGATGCAGTCAATGAACATCTTGTTGGCTACACTGAGGCTCACAGCTTCACACTCTAATTCCATGAGCCGTCTACTGTTGTTGCGAATAACGCTGATTTGTGATTGCGTGAGTGGGATTGGCATTGATTTTTACCGGTCCAGGGTGCATAATTCGGACATGCACCGCTTGATTCTTCTCGGATTGTTGACTTGTCTGTCAGTATTTCCGGAGAGCTACCCGCAGCCGCGACTCTTCATTGCCCCTTACGACACTCAGGTTCTGTTCGGGGCGATGGCAACCGAGGATCTAGCCGGCTACCGTGTTCAAGTCATCGACATCCCGGAGGACGAAAAGCCGGACGCCTTCGAAGCGACACTCCGCTACGTGGGGCCGGACGGTAAGACGTGGTCACGAACCCAGATAATCTCGGAGGACCGGAACGGTTTCTTCAACTCCTATTTCTGGGTTGGCCGCGGGACTTCTCTTCTTTCGAGTTCTTTCCGGCCGCTTCAGTGGAAGTCAGTCCAGGAGGATCGGTCTCCAGCTTCACGAGTGACTTCCCGTCGCTAACCCAATGCCACCTTTAGCTGGGTTCCAGCGGAAGACCGGAAAATCACGTGACTGATTCCGGTATCGGTGTCAATCCAAATACCGAGTTCGCCGTTTTGCAGCGTCGGTTCGGCTGACTGCGAAATCACTACGGGAAAATATCTGCGGTTGCTGTCGATGACGGTGGTGCCGTTGACCTCGTAGCTATTCCCGTTGATGTTGTGAGATGTGTCTACGATCTCCAGGGCGCTGATAGCAATGTTCGACCCGGAAATCTCGCCACTAAAGGCGCAGCCAAGCCCAGTGATGCCCGCCGAGAAGTTGTTAACCTGCGTCCATGTCTGACCAGATCCGGTGAGCTTTCCGACCTCATCGTAGTAGGCCAGCTTGCGCCACGAGGCGGTATCCGGGTCGTACCACATGGCGTCCCCGGACTGCGGGCGCAAGGCTGTATAGCCGCTTGCCGGCGCCGTCGCGGAACTGGAGTTTCTAAACTGAAGCTGATTGACGTCAGCCTTCATATAGATCTGGGTATTGCCGAAGCCGTCGGTGACGAACATCTCGCCGTAGCCGGCATCGGACTGCATGAACGCTCCCCTGAACCCGCTTGCACCCACTCCGTAAACTGTTGAAACGGAGTGAGAATCTATAACGCTGGCTTTGTTCTGCGTGGGGTCGCCGGTTTCGGTGGTGTCTTGGACTGCAAAGAACCCGTATGTCGGGTTCATGAAGATCCTGCCGCCCGAAGTGATTGAATTAATCACCAGCTCCCCATTGGCATTCGTATACAGCGGAGCATCCGACGGATCGTTCCCGCCCACCCAGAGCTGCTTGAACCAGGCGCCATACCAGTACCCGGCGCCGCCGTCGTCCTGTTCGCCGATCCAGCCGATGAGGGTATCAGTCGCCGAGAACACCCCGAGTTGCCCGGGCTTATTCGAGCCACCGCCTACCTTCAGGATGCCGGTCTGAATCTTGTCGGCGTTCAGCACCTTGACCCGGAACCCTTCGCCGGGGTCTATCTCGAACTCGTCGGTGTTGAACGTCCCGGTGTCTACCAGCGTCAGCTTCAGGCCGCCGAGCCCGACCTGACGTTCCACGGTCACGTTCGCGCTGGGAGTTGTGCCGGGAACTATCGAGTTCATCCGGTAGTGCGGGCCCTGGCTCTGCGCGTAGACTGTGATCGGGGTGGAGTCCTCCGGGACCGGATACCAGGGGGAGACGTAGACGCCATTGTCCTTGGGGACGTAGGTGAGCTGCCACTGGTCGGCTCCATCATCCGCCACGAACCTGACGCCGCGGAACGTGATGTCGCTCGGGTCGGTGAACGTGCCGTAGATTCGGTAGAGTTGAATCCCGGCCTCGTTCACACCATATTCCACGCTTGCCGTGAGGTTGGTGACGTTCGAGGTCCATTCTGTCCCTGATCCGCCATCGGGAAGCGGCGCCACCGTGACCTGGTAGCTCGGGCTCGGGTTGCTCTGGGTGAATAGCCGAAGCGGATTGAAGTCTCCGTCTACGTCACCAGAGACCACGTAGACTCGCCAGTCTTCAGAACTCGTGGGCGGTTCGTAGAAGACTGCTACCGAAGTCGCACTGCCGGCGGCCGCATACGGGAACTCTTCGACCAGCCGGATTTGCTCGCTGCCATCCGGGACCTCGAGGTAGACCTTCACCCGATCGAAGTTGAACAGGGGGAGTGGCGGCTTGTAGGTGATGGTCAGCTTGACGAGTACGTTCTCGTTATCCGTTGGCGACTCGTAAGTCGGGATGACGTTCTGGATGTAGACGTTTCCCAGGGAAGATGGTGCAATCGCCTCAACTTCTTCGGCCTGTGTTTCTACCGTGTCTTGGAGCGACCGGAGCTTGCCGTCAATCCCCTCGAGGGCTTCGGCCACAAGTATCGCGCCGTCGAAACGCTGGTTCCTGATGATGGTCGCCAATGCCGTAATGTTCATCGGTTTGTTAGCCACCTTCGCCAGTAGACGCGGATACGTGAGAGATCAAACCATGCGTCAGCCGAGTTTGTCTGGATCCGGATGCTCGCGTTGTCGCCCGTGAGATCGAACCTGCGGTGCGGTTCCTCGTCGGGACTCTCCTCCAGTTCGATAGGGTCTGCATCGTCGGAGACCTTGCGCCCCTTCTCGTAGACCGTGATGCGGGCCGTTCCTGCTCCGGCAATTGCGAAGTCGCCGCCGCCGAATCGATTGATCTTCGAGCCGCCGTCGGACCGGGTTATCAGCAGGCCGGTCTCGTAGACGCTGTCGATTGCGTCTCCGTCGTCATCCTTCGTGTCTGAATCTTCCTGCCAGATGTCCGTACTTCCGTCGTCCGGCCCGACCAGAAAAACAGATTTCCTGGTGGTCGGATCGTTGACTATCGCGATTGAAGAGAAGTCTCCGACCGCAAAGTCGTCCAGCGAGAAGTCCACTGCGAATGGAGAGAACCCATTGCGGTAGTACCAGGTCAAGATGTGCGTCGGCTCGGTTTCGTCATCCAGGGGCGCGGCCACTCGTATCCGTTGTTCGGCGACGTCATCGACCACTTGGATCGCCGCCGGGACCGCCCAGTTGATGCGCTTCCACTCTGTCTCGTTCATGAACGAGATCGGCATATCCTCGAACGCACCGATGAACCGCCAGAGTCCGGCCGGGTTTGCTACCCACGCGAAATCTCCTGACGTGCGGACGTTCACGCCAAACGGCGCCGTCGTTCCTTGGCTCTCAGAGACGGTAAACGGTGCCGGCCAGGTGTCCGGAGTGTCCGTGTTGTCTGAGAAGGCGTAGGTCCAGTTTGGACCGAGGACGTAGAAGTTTCCACGCAACGAGAAACCGGTCACGACCTGCTTTCGCCCGGGCAGGTAGAGGACGTTCTGGTCTTCGGTGATGACCTCGAAGTCGTCCATGTCGGAGACATAGACCTTCTCATTGACGAAGTACGCCAACCGTTTACCAAGTTCGACTATCACCGAGGGTTCGATCGGCCCGTCTTCGCTGGTGTCCTGGGTCAGGTAGTCGAAGTGCTTGTCCGCCGAAACCGCGACACGTCCCAAGTCTGCGTCTGAGACGTCGATCGTTATAGAGACCGGCCAAGCCTCTCCGCCACCCGGAACAGCCAGCGCCGCCCCCGGGACGAAGAAGTATTCATGCGGATTGTCGATCGTTGTCATGATCGGATGGATGTAGGAGGCCCAGTCCGGAATGTCAGAGGTGAAACTGAAGTTGAGCTCCTTTCCCCCGCTGCCCACCGTGAAAGCGACTGGTGCGAATGTTGAACCAGCAACAGGGCTCCCGGTCCCGAGGAACCCACTTCTGCTCTCTACCAGGTAGGCGAAGTAATGCTGGCCTGCGTCAACATCCCCCGATCCGGATTCAGCAATAACGGGGACGGCCGTCATCGGCGGAGAGAACGCCTTGTCGCTCGGAGCCCCGCCGATCAGGGCATGAATTACCCGCGCTTCGCCGGCGCTTTCAGCATCGCTGTCCATGATGGCCGCGTACAGGCGATTTCCAGCTTCGGCCACGGATGCGGCCCGCCCGGCGAGAGTGAAGAGTTCAACGCTGGCGGCGTAGATTAGATCCCTCATTACGAGGGTTTCTTCGCTGTGGAAATAAATCAGGCGATTGAGTCTGCCGATGCCAAACGAGGAAGTAACCCAGTTGTGCATCGACGTGATCTTGCCGGGGACATCGAGGAAAGATGAGTGCCCGTTTCGGGTGATTGGACCTTTGGGATCGTAGCTGACATTGCGGGCTATTTGAGCGCGAGTTGGGCGCGCACGCTTTCCGTCCATGCGGGACCACGCCCCGCGGAACCCTTCAATATCTTTGTCAAACCACCCGATCAGGGACATTAGCCGGAGGTGTTGAGGAAGTAGATCACTCCAGCAATGGAACCGCCGCCCGTCATGTCGGATCCGGTCGAGCGAAGCTGGATACCGTCACCGGCCCCAAGGTTCGCATCGAGGCCGGCGCCCTCAGTCTTCGTGCCACCGTCCGGAGAAATGCGGCCGGAAAGGTTGCCCTGAGTGACGGTGACGATGTCGACCGGGGTGTCGTTGTCGCTGCTGATTCGAATGTCAGTGAGGGTGTTGATCGAACCGGTGACGTCGAGCCTGTACCCGATCGGCTTCAGGGTCTGCCGGGGCTTGCGGCCCGCTGTGATTGTTTTGCCTGCGATGATCTCGGCCTGCGTTGCCGTAAACGGCACAGCTTGGACGAGTTCGCTGACGTGGAAGGCCGTGCGGCCAAGTAGTTTGTTCATAGCTGTTCTCCTGCTTCAAAGTGATGGGGGAACCGGTCGGCTCCCCCTGTGAATAATTGCCCTAGCAGGGCTTCAGCACCACGACGATGACCATGCCCTCGAACGTAGTCATTGTGCCGCTGGGGTTGATAGAAAGCCGGTCTCCTTTGAGGAGGAAGTTGGTCGTGAGTAACCACGTTGCAACCTCCGGCGTGTATGCCGTTCCGTCAGACTGGAAACCATTATTTGAGTCATTACTCAAAAGAGCGGTTCCGGCACCGGCGGCTTCTGCGGCAATGTCCACGAGAAGCTGGATGTTCGTCGCGGCTCCGGAAGCAACCTCCCACACCCCGGCGGCGTATACGACCTCGTACTTCCTGTCCGCGATGAAGAAGGTCTGGTCCACGAGCGCGGCCCCATCGGACGGGCTCATGAATGTGACGAGCTTGCGGTCCTCCAGTGGCTCGAACTCAACCATGACCACGACGCCGGCAAGGGCCGTCAGGGTTCCGGTTAAGTCGACAGAGAGGCGATCACCGGCTGCCAATCTGGTAAACGCCGCCGTGGCGTGGAGTGCGCCCTCCTGCACGGTGTTGATGGCCGCCTTGCAGTTGAAAGAGGCAGACAGGCAAGCATCGCCTTGAGCCGATGTCTCAGTGCCGTTCTGCTTCTTGACCATCGCCGTCACGGCGCTCCCGTGTGTCCCGAGGACCGTGTGGCAATACTTGATCGAGGCAATCTTCATCGCCATGGGCGCGAGGAAGAAGACGCTATCCGCGGGGGATGCCGACATTGTGAACACAGCGGTTTCGGTGGTGTGCCCAGGGGAGAGAACCAGCACGATGGTTACCCCGGCTAGGTCAGTCACGCCCTCGAGATCCACAGAGATACGATCGTCCTCCTCGATCTTGAGGTCGGCGGCCGTTGTCGAGAGCGTGGCCTCCTGAACGGTATCGTCGGTGGTCTTCATCGACAGCGCCGTACAGAGCGCCGTGCCGTTGGCGATGGTGACGCCGGCGGCGCGGCTTCTCCGGATCGTGGCTGTGACCGTTCCCGAGTCGGTGTCCTTGGTTTTGTGGACCTCGTAGATCGCCTTGACTTCATAGTCGCGATCAGCGATGAAGAACACGTGATCCACGAGCAGGGCGTTCACGTCCAAGGAGAACGTCTTGACGGTGTAGGACGGCTGCTTGCCGGTGCCTGCGAGTTGGACAAAGTCTTTCCTGCCAACCTTCAAGACCTCCACGTCGCCGTCGTCGTCATAGTTGCGCCACTTCCGGGTGAAGTTGTTGTCGAAGCCGTGCTTGTTGCTCCCCTCCTCGGGGTCGTTCCCGTGGCGGCGGGCCCAAGGAGCATAGAGTGCTTTTGCGAAATCAACCAATGCCATGATGGTTTCTCCTTAATCTGTTGTGTGATGAGGCGGCCTACCGCCCTGAATCGATTGGTTGCCGCCAGCGGTGTATGCTGACTGCTGGATTGGGTTTCTCTGGAGACTCCGTACCGGAGCCTTTAAAAATCTGTGAAGCGCCCCACCGGGGAACCGGTCGGGGTTTCTGCCGCGGGCTTCTGTGTCCCAGTGCTTCGCCAGCTCTGGGAAGCCCTTCCCCGGGCCGGCTAATGCTGCCAAGCGATACGCCAGGAAGTTCTGAGCACCATCGAGGGCAACCACATCGTCATCGTCCAGATCGCCGCCGCTGGAGTAGTAGTCAATCCGAAGTTGGATGTCCTGGGTGGCGCCGACGAAATAGTAGACCTCGCCACGCCATTCGGCCACGTAGAGGTACGATTCCGCGTCCCGCTGCGGGAGCGTTTCGACGATATGCACCTCGCGGTATTTATCGGATGAGCCGCTCGCCCGCTCTTCGAGGGAAATCAGTTCGCCGAAGTTGAGACTTCCGTCAGTGTAGGGATCGAAGGAGGTGCCCCCGGACGTCAGGGTAGCGGTGGTGATGACTTCAACGCCGGGTATCTGGTGGTTCAGGCACTCCTGGTAAAGTTCCTCGAGGACCGCGGAAAACCATTCGCCAAGGTATTCGTCGTTGAACGTCTTCCCGACGCCGGACTCGCCAAGGCATAGCCGAGCCATCTTCTTGATCTCTTCCACTGTGCGTTTCATGGGTTAGGCTGCTTTGCTTCTTCCGCGACCTCCGCTGGTCTGCTCCTCTTCGGTTTCGACCTCGACTTCTTCCGGCTCCGGCTCCGGCTCCGGCTTGGCGGGAGCGCCAATCTTGAAGCGCATCGCCTCGTAGGCTTCGTAGTCGATGATTTCTGTGCAGTACTGGCACTTGATCGTGCCGCCGGGAACGGCTTTTTTGCAGAACGGGCACTTCATCGCCTGATTGAGGCTGGTCCCCTCCTGCCAATCGAGCCCCTCGACACCGCGCCAGGCGGCCATCATGTGATGGACTTCGTTGATGTCCTCGTACTTCTTCCGTCGCCAGAATCGCGTGGCTTGCTCGATCACGCTATCGGCGAACAGCATCTGGTCCCTCGTGGCCGCTTCGATCTCAGCGGCAGTGGGGATGCCATTCTTGCTCTCGGTGATCCAGATTCCAGGTTTTCCCTCAACGTTCCTGAAGCCGAACCCGTCACGGAAGGAACTCAACAGGTCGAGGGCGATCTGCTCCACCGCGATCGTCTCCGGCATGTCGAGTTTGTTGCCGACATACCGGCCTTGGGTTTGCTGCTCGATCTCAAGGGTTGAAAATGAGTCGGACGGCGCCGCTTCGAGGATGTACTCGCTCTTCGGCGTAAACATCTCGCGGCGTTCTACCTGCCGCATCGGAAAGACTGAACAGATGGTGATTATCGTTGGCATAAAACTCCTCCAGTTCTGGTAGGTGTCGGGAATGAAACGTGTTCCTTTTTCCCGGGGATATTCCCGAAAGCTGGAACCGCGTCGTCTACGGAGTCATCCACAATCCGCTGCTCGTGTCGTTGCTTGTTCGCGATGACAGCGCGCGAGGCGTCGAGATGATCCCGGTAACTCATCCCAAGGTGCTCGTAGAGCTTCCGGATGGCGTACTGGTTCAGAGCTTCGTCTGGAACCCGTCCTTCCGGGAGCACCGTGGATTCAATCGGGCAGTACTGCCCCTTCGCCGGGAAGGGAATATCGCCCTGAAACTGTTCCCACCATTCGTCATAGTCGAGTTCCGGTGGGGTCCATTTCGCCATGAGCCAGACAAGCCCGTATGTTTCAACGAACGAGTGCTCTTGCCATTGGGTCCGCATTACTATCAGGCCGGACTCCGTCTTCATCTCCTTCATCCCGGTCTCGAAGAGGTAGAAGAGTTCCGCGGCGTGAGCCCAGATGTAGTTGGGCTCGCCGTGGGGGTTCCGGCCGAAAATAGATGCAAGTCGGCTATTCAGCTTTTGTATTGGGGTCTTCATGGGTTTCGAAAAAAACCCGGACCCGATCAGGGGCCCGGGCTGTCTATGGAGGGGAAGGATCAGGGTTTAGTATTCGGGCTGGGTGCAGCCGTAGATCACGCCGGCCTGTCCTGGGTTGTGGCAGACGAAGTTCTCATAGAGAACCAGACCTAGCCAGGTGGTCGTTGCGGGCGAACCGTCGCCCCCGAACAACTGGAAGAACCGGTCGCCATTGTCGTCCTCGAAGAACTGAATGTCGCCGTCCGGCAGGGTGGCGCGGATCCAGTCCTTCGGGATCATGAAGTCCATGCGGTCGGTTTTCTGGTGGATGTCCAGGCGGCACTTCATCCCGGCGTACCGGAACGACATATCGACGCCGTAATCCAGATCCTTCGCCAGCGAGCCCTTCGCGAGATCGTAGTTGGCAATTTCCTGGACCTGGGCGCGGATGTTCGCCTGTTGCTCGGGGGCCACGATTCCGACCAGATCACTGGGAATCTCGCCGCGCCGCTTCAACATCTTGTGCTTGAGCTGGGTTCCCTTCATGAACGTCGGAATACCGCCGGCGTTCACGGAGTTGGCAACGATCTCCAGTTCGTTCGCACGGTTGACGCCGAGAGTCGTTCCCGACTTGGCGTAGTTGCTGAAGACGTACATGCCGTTCACGCTGGTCGGAGTTGAACCGGAAACGCCCTCGAAGGCGAATTTGTCGGTTGAGCTAGCGCCCGAGACGGTTGCGTCCAAGTAGATCTTGCGCACGTCGTAGTCAATCTGAACGATGCGGCGAGCGGTGCCAGAGTCCAATTGGGCCGTTCCGCCGGGGTTGTACGGAATCACGTACTGGCCGCGTCGAAGGTGCATGACGCCTACGCTTTCGTCCATCGTGTAGATGGACACTCCGCCGCTTGTGGTGTGCGCCGTCGCGGTCGCGATGAAAGCCGTTCCGGCGCCGTGGAAAATCTTGTCGCAATACTGCGCCATTTCCGGGATGGCTTTCTTCAGCACTCGCTTGAGCGCGTTGACCTGCGACACTTTCTTGCTCGCGGTCGCCTTCTTCGCCAGTTCGGTCAACTCGAAGTTGAGCCGAAGCGGGTAGAAGGACGCGATCATAGTGCCGCCCTTGGCCGCAGAACCGCGACCGAGTGCGCCGCCGTCGGGATCAAAAGTACCGAACCGGCCGCCTTCTTGAGTCATGAAGTTGACGCGGAAGTCGCGCTCTCCGATGACCTCGAGGTCGGACCGGCTCTTGATGAGGTTTCGCGTGAAATCGAACTTCCCGAACCAATCGGGCAGTTCCTTCGCGATCACCTCGGATTGCTGGAAAAGATAGTCGGTATCAGCCATAGTGTCCTCGTGTGAATCAGTCTGTAGAGAGGACCTTGTCTACGTAGTTCTCCCAATCCTCAGCCCTGATCTTTCCGCCCTTCGGCTTGGATGGCAGCTTCGGTTTTGGGGGAGTTCCAGACGGGGTCCGTCTCTTGCTTTGCGCCTTCTTGACGCGACGTTTCTGCGCGTTCGTAGTCTCTTCAAGGTGTTTCGCGTCCTCGCTCACAATTTTTGAGAGGACGGAGCCGATCACCTTGACCGCTTTCGACTCGTAACGCTCTGCCAGTTCCTTCCGTAGCTCGTCGCGGACCCGTTCGGATGACGCTCTCGTTGCTCGGGTGACAATGGGCTCATTAGCCTGACGGAAAGCTCCGTCCTGCTTAATAGCCGACTTGATTTCTTTGCCCAATCGGGCTTTGATGTTGTTCAGTCGCTCCGGGAACTTTTCGTAGCTCTTGGAGTACTTCTTCAGGGCTTTGTCAATCGCCCCGCCGATGCGCTGGCCTATGTCCGCCTTGGTATCCTCAGAAAGTTTCCGAAGGGCCCCTGCGGAGACAGCAGGCTCAGCCGAATCCTTGGTCGCTGCCGGCTTTTCCTCGGCCGGCGGTTCAAAGTCGTCGAACTTCTCGTGTTTCTTGAACACAACGTTGTCAATGTGCCCCGCGGCATTGAAGAGATTCTTGTCCCCCTCGCGTTTGCCTTTCGCGTACAGGGTTTTGAGCACCTCCTGCAGGACATCATTGCTGATAGCCGTTGCCGTCTCTGGGTCTTCTTGAGAAACCAGATCCAGGAACGTCCTGGCCGCCGTGGGCAAGGGGTTAGTTGCAAGCGATCCGCTCTCCTGGTCCGTCTTCGACAGCTTGATGAAGTGGTTGAATACCTGGGCCTGCTTGGCAGGGTCGCCACTCTGGAAGTCCAACAGCATGAAATCCATGTCCTGTTGTGACTTGAGTGCTCTCTCGAATTGCTCGGGGGTGACATCATCACCGTCGACGATCTTTTGCAGGGCTTCGTACTTCTGCTTCTGTGCGTATATGGCCTTGCCCCGGGCCTCGGTGTATACCCACTCCTTCTTGCCGTTCTTGTCGGTTCGGACTTCTTCAACCTCGTCCGGGACATCCTTGTCTCTCTTGCTTTTGTCGGCGCCGTCAGCGTCAGCGTCTTCGTCAGACCCTTCCTCTTCTTCGCCGTCGGAATCCTCGGTGTCGTCGGATTCTTCGGCGTCGGACTCTTCCTCGTCGGATTCTTCGGCGTCCGGCTCTGCGATGTCCTCTTCGTCAGACTTTTCGGCGTCAGCTTCGTCGCCTTCCTCAGCGTCGTCGTCAGAATCGGCTTCTTCAGCCTCTTCGCTGGCGTTGTCGTCAGACTCTTCGGCGTCGGTTTCTTCAGCATCGTCGGCGTCGTTTTCAGGAGCCAACAGCGAGTTGAACGTGTCGTCAAAAGAGTCTTCGAACCCTTTATCGAAATTGCTTCCATCTACGTTTTCAGGCATACGTGTCCATTGCGTCCGTCCTTCGACGTCCGCTCCTTCTGCTATTCAGCTAGTTGGGGATCAGCCCAATGGGGCTGGGCTGTCTGTCACCGGCGGAATGGTAGCCGGTGCTTCTCCGCCACCTTGCGGTGGTGCTTCTTCGCCGCCTTCCTCTGGAGGCATGGCGGCTGCCATCATCTGCTCCTGCAGCATCATTTCGAGTCGCTCAAGGTGCAGATAGACGTTTCTGAATCCGGGCATATCCTTCTGGGCTTGTCCGGCCGGCGAGTTACACCACGTTCGGAATAGCTCGGCGTACATCTCAACAGGCTTGTCCAAGATCGGATCCGGCTGTATCGTCGGCTCCTCCATGGGCTGCCCTGTCATCGGGTCAAAGCCAACGACCATCGGCTCTTCGGCCAGCAAGTCCTTGATGCGCTTCATGACCTTCTGTTGTTCATAGGAACCAGGCACGTAAAGGCCATCGACACCAAAGAAATCCTGCATGTCGGCGGCGTTCATCGGATGCTGGAACCCTAGCCCAACAGCTAAATCCGGGTTTTCAGTAGAGATGGAGACGATTCGGTCTACCTTCTCTGCGTAGGAGATCGGAGCTGATTCGGCGGCCTCAACATGCCACCCTTTGTCCTTGAGCATGTGGATGGTGAACGTGTAGGAGTTCTCCAGCCCGTTGTTCAGCTTCGGCGGAACCGTGACGTTGCCCGAACCGTTCTTCGCTAATTCGCGGATTCCGTTATCGCTTACCTCTGTGATGAAGTCGTTTATGTTCTGGAACGGCGGCTGCAACTGCATGAGAGCCTGATTCTTCCGCTGGGACTCGGCCCGCCAGGTGTTCGCGGCTTCGCCACCACCGAAGATCGCCGGCTGGATGCCGTCGCCCTCCCGGCTCATGTCCCGCATGATCTGGTATAAAGGCATCATCTGATCGGAGAACCGCGACATGGGAAGTTGCCCGATCTGTTTTGAAATATCGGTGGGGCCGATCTTGACCGGGATCATCTCCGCTACTTGAACGTCGTCCTCTTCTTGAATGCGCGCCCGGTCAAATAACTCGCTAGCAACCAGCGTCTTGGGAATCGCCCTGACGATGGTCTCTTTGCCGAGATTCATGAAGTCGTTGATGTCGTTCTGTATCGGGATTATCGGGTCGCACAATGCCGGCGATGTCAGGTGTTCACCGGTTCCCGTCTTACAGATCGACCAGAAATCGTCGAGTTTTTCGTGCTCCGCTTCAACGAGCTGCTTCCCTACGAATGTCGTCCGTAGGCCATCTGGAAACTGCCCCAGCAGGAGCTTCCTGGTTCTCGGGCCGAACGCATGATAAATCACCGGCCGAACCCAGCGTCTCTCGTGGATGTACCTGTCCTGCTCTTCGAGCTCCCGAGTTCCGCGATCAGAGGAGACCTCCTGGACAGCACGATCAGCCTCCCGCGCCGCCACGCTCTCCTCATCCGCGAAGTTCTGGAGGATGCCGGCTACCTTGTCGCCGTACATCGCCCGAATCTGGTACTCCGGAAGCATCTCCGAGTGGGTGAGGTAGTCAGTGTCTTTCCGCTCTTTCGCCTGCGCTGAGACGTTGACATGGAAAAGGTTGTAGATGTCCAGTTCCACGCCGCCGTTCTCGTACTTCTTTATCCCGTTGAACCGCGGGACTTCTTCAATCTCCGCGGACTCATAGGAGACTTCATTGACCATCTCTCCGCACTGCGGACAGAACGGCTCCATGGTCTTCGTTCCGCATGCACCGCAGCGGTAGCCCGCCGGCGAAACCTCTTGGTGCTCTACCGAGACGTCCGGGATCTCAATGTACCCGTGCCGCTGGGCATCGGTGACGTAGTGGGTGTGACCGAAGGCTGGGCCCACGGACCAGAGAGTAAACGCTAAATGGTCGACCACTTTTGCAATCTTCCACTTCAGATGAAGGTGTCTCAGCGCCGCGTCCCCATCTCGCGCGAGTTCGGTCATATCCTCGTCGTCCGGATTGTCGGCAACGCACTTCTGGTTCGGTTTCCTCTGGCCCACGACAGCAACGAACTTCAGGCCGTCACTCTGGATGATGTTGTACACCGAGCAGTACTTGACGTTCTTTCGCTTGCTCCTGTCATCGAGAACAGAAATCCAATCAATTGTTCGGTCGCTCGTGTCCAGCTTCGGCTTCAGATATTGCTTCCCCTGCCAGTAGAGGTAGTTCCGTTTCGCCCGGGAAATCTTGGCAACGCGATCAAGTTCCTGCGGGTCGTCGATGTCAGTTTGGAATGTCTCGTGCAGTTCACGCTCGATCTTCTTCTTAATCTCGCGAAACGATAGTTTGGAGTCGGTGACTGCAAGCATCAGTCCTTCCCTCCATACATCTGCCGAATCTCCCGGCGGAACGCATCGTTGCCATCGTCGACCAAACTGCGGATAGGGGTGTGAGTGCTGATCGGCCTCATATCCGCTTCCGGCCGGTCCGGCGGCGCCGGCGCGTCTTGGAACGGCACGAACCCGTACTTCGTCTTCATCTCGACGTTGACGAGTGTCTGGTAGGCTCTCCGTTCGCTCCCGGTCGCCTTGTCCCGCTCCATGCGAAGTTGCTCCACCTCCGCCCGGAGAGCATGGACCTCGCCTTGAAGTCCGCGGATATCGCCTCCGCCGGCCACCAGCTTCGCCTCCATGTCGCAGTAGGACTCGAACAGCCGCAGGAACCGTTTCACTGCAACACCTCCGGATGCTGGGTCAGGTAGTGAGCCACGGTTCTCAAATACTTGTCCTTCTGTGCGTCTGACGGTCCCCCGTCAGGGTGCAGTTTTCGCCGGTGCGTCTGGTGGTGGAGTGTGAACATTTCTGGCAACTTGAAGCCGTCGACAAAGACTTCAGCCGAGACCGGTGAGCCCGAGCGAAGTTCCAATAGAATCCCACCGATCTCAACGCTATAACTCTGAGAACTCTTCTTCTTGGCTGTCGTCATACTCGGCGGCGTCTTCTTTCCCTAGATCGCGCACATCCTCATTGAGGACCAAGCACTTTCCGTTGTTGAAGAAAGGACAGCCCTCGTGGGCCTCCGGTTGTGGCGCCGCGGGTTCCGGCGCCGGCGCTTCGTCGACCGGGGTGATGTCTGGTAGTCCCATAGGGGGTCTCCTTAGTGCCTGTACGCCTGGTCAACGAAGTTTTCCCATCCGTCAATGGCCGCTGGCTCCTCAACGGCCTGTTGCATTCGATTGTCTGGAGGTGGTACTGGCGGCGGGCCGAAGTATCTGTCGGAGTTGGCCCGCGCCGTTGCTGGATCGGTGAGATAGGCGCGTACATCGTTGACGGGTTGCGCCGGCGGCGGTTCCACCATCAGGCCGGCGGTAGAAGGGGGGCCGAACGCTCGATCGTAATTGGCCTGCATCGTTGCTGGGTCGGTGGGGACGTCAGGCATCTGCGGAGGCGGCGGTTGCTGGGGCTGCGTTGCCTGATATGCATCCCACTGCTGACGCTCCGCCTCCCATTCCGGAGGTGGCCGCTGGGGCCGACGCATCCGGCGCTGCGCCTGCGCCCGCTGGGGCCGACGCATCCGGCGCTGCGCCTGCGCCCGCTGGGGCCGACGCATCCGGCGCTGCGCCTGCTGCCTGATTTGCGCCCGCGGTTGCTGCGGAGCTGGCTGCAGTTGCTCCGCCATGAGGCCGGCGGTCGGATCGAATGGCTGCGGGGTCATTGCCGGCGGCTGAGGTTGCGCTGGCGGTATTCGCTGCGACTGCTGTGCGGCCCCGAACCTGCGCCGCGCCGCCGCATAATTCTGCTGGTCCAGTTGCGCTGGCGGATGCTCCATCATCAAGCCGGCAGTATTCTGAGGAGGAACCCCACCACCCTGCCTCGTGGTGGCCGGCCTACCTGACCTGCTGCGGTTCAGGGAAGGGCCAGACCTGCTACTGGGATTCGGCGTCTGCACGGCTGGCTGCGCCTGCCTCGTAGTGGCCGGCCTACCTGACCTGCTAGGTGGGGCGGCCGCCTGCGGTTGCTCCATCATCAAGCCGGCGGTCGAAGGCTGGCCCGCCTGTTCTGCTAGTTGGGCCTGCGCCTGCCCATAAGACATCGGCGCCTGTGGAGGTGGTGGTTGCGGCTGCTGCGGAGCCGGCTGTTGCTCCATCATCAGGCCGGCGGTCATGGGGGCGGGCTGCGGCAGTAAACCCCGCGCTGCCAGACCGTATCTCCAGAACGGGTGAGTGCTACTGGGGTTAGGCGTCTGCACGGCCGGCTGCGTCTGCCTCGTAGTGGCCGGCCTGCCTGACCTGCTAGGTGGGGCGGCCGCCGGCTGGGGTGTCGGGTAAGTTTCACCCAGAGCGCCTGTTCGGTTACCGCCGCCACGCCCCACGGCATTCGTACTGCGGCTGGGCGCCACCGGCTCCTGCCTCTGCGGCTGCGGCATGGTTACGGTCGGCGTCTGTGGCTGCGCCTGCTTCTTCGCCCGCCTCTGCGCTTGTGCCTGCTGCGCCGGGGACGGCGGGGATGCTGCAGATGTCTCAAACATGGCTTCAACCTCTCAATGCCATCGCCTCACGGGGCAATGACCCGTGAATCTCAAGTCCCTTGTTCCGGCTCTCGTACTTCATCCTGGCTCGCATGTGAGCTTGAATCTTCAGGTTGATGTCCGGCTCGTCCGGAGAGATGTGTTTCTCCACTTCCCGCTGCATCCACTCGTGGAACGGGATCTTGCTTTCGATGTCCCGGTAGGCCATGCAACCGAATCGGAGATTGTCCAAGGGATCGTCGCCAACCGTTTCCTCGTCGCCTACCCATTTCGCAACGTCTTCCTGGTCCTTGTCGATACCAGCGCAGGCTTTCGGAATCGTCTCAATGAGAATTGGGCAGCCGGCACTGTCCGGATGGTTCCACCCCGGGTTCCGGCCGTGGATCAGTAATCCGGGAACGACTTCCGGCGCCTGGTCCTCGTACATCTTCAAGTACGCCTGAACCTTCAGATAGCCGTCTGTCTGGTTTGCCAGCTCATTTGCGTAAGCCATGTCCGGCTCGATGATCTGCAGGAGCTGCATCCATCGAAGAAGCGTCCGCATGTAGGACCAGCCGTTCTTCCTGTCCGGATTGCACCGCCGGATCGTGATACTCAGCTTCCCTTGGATGTCCTGGTAACGCTCCATCATCCGCTTGAAGGCGGCTTCCTTGTCCCGCTTCTGGAGTTCCTTCTCCTCTTTGTCCGTCGTCAGAACAAATGCGCTCTCCGGCCCGAGAATCGCCTTGATCCCGTACTCGATCTGCTCGGCAACCGTGTGATTAGAGTCCAGGGTGTTGAACGCCTCATGCGAGAGGAACAGATTCATGTGCTGACTCTCCATCTGTTCCAGTTCAACCGCGGACAGCTTCGCTATCTCCACCCCAATCTGGTCGGCGCCAATGTTCCGGACTACATATTCCCGGTAGACGTGCATGCGCTTGTCCTGCGCCCGGGAGTACCACTGCACGCTGGAATGGTGGTTGTAGCCCCAGTCCATCGCCATCCAGCGATGACACCACGGCGGAATCGGCTGAGCCGGTATGACGTGGTTCGCCTCTTTCGGCTCCAGCTTCCCGGTTTCGTTCAGCAGCGGACCCATCGCCCGGAATTCCGGGAAGAACTGCGACGCCGGCGCGTCCCAATCGCCCTCGATCCACGCCTTCTGAAGGTGCGGCTTCAGAATCAGCAGCCGCTTGTAGTAGTTTGGGTCGAGTGCGAGGAGAGTCTTGTTCTCGTCCTTTTTGCCCGGAATGAACACCCGGATACGGCCGGTCAGCTTGTCAATGAACGGCTGGTTCGGTTGAATCTTGCCGTCTTTGCCGTAGACATTGATGAAATGCTTTTTAATCCAAGGATTTCCGGGACCGTCCGGATTTGACGTCAGACAGATCTTCGGATGCAGCCCCGGGACCGTCGACCTGTTCGAACCGAACAAAAGAGCATAGTAGTCTTTGCTCGGAATCTGAGTCGCCTCTTCAATCCCGATGCGGTGATATTCGTGACCGCGGTAGCTCTCGTAGGACTTCGCATCCTTCAGGTGCCCCGTGTAGATCTTGGCGCCGCTTTCGAACTCCCAATACACCGGGCGCCCGCGCTGCCTGCCACCCATTTGCCTGTAGATCTTGGAGGCCTTGTCGATCGTCTCCTCGAGATCAGTCTGGGAAAACCGAAGGATGATCCCGACGTATTCCGAGATATGCACCGGCTCCGCCATCCAAGCGATGAGGGCTGCGGTTTTTCCTGGGCCCCTCAAGCCGCCCAAAAGTATCTCGTCCGCCCCGAGCTGGTTCGAACAGGCGAACAGGTGATTCTGCATTCCCGCATGCGCCTGCCAGATGATCTCACCTGTCCTGGGATTTATCATCCGGAAGCGGGTGGGATCGCCGACCTGCGCCAGGTGGTCGTAGTTTTTCTGGTCCTGCTTGGCTCGCCTCGCCGCTATCTGGGCCTTCCGTTCCTTCGTCGGGAACTTATCCAGAACCAGGTCAATTGCCGAAATCGGCTTGTCGTCCACGGCTTACCGTCGGCGGCGGCGCGGCACAACGGGCTCCGGCTCCGGGTACGGCTTCGGCTCCGCCGGCGCCGGCTCCACCCACACAGGACGCGTCGCGGCCGCGGCGGCCAATTCTCTCTTAACGTCGTCCAATATCTGCCTCAGCTCCGAGGTCACCTTCACCCGGGGCCCACGGGCGGAAAATACCGCCACGTCTTCCTCAAGTGCCGTAGCGAGCTCCATGGCTCTTTCCAGTTTTTCTATCATTGGCTCCTCGTTCCCCGGTAGGCGTTCGCCCGCCTGTAGTCTGGTTCAAAGTAATGCGCTGATCTGCCATTCGGTAGGTGAACTAAAACTTTCCGAACCGTGTAATTGTCTTCCGCCGCGATGCTCCGGCCGGTTCTCGCAGTCTTATTCAAAACGCGGTGCATGGCCGCTTTAGCGCCGGTGAGGATTAGGTGTTTGAAATCGCCCTGCTTGGTGACAGCAGCATTCACCAGCTTGCTCTCAGCGAGGTCTTTCGCTTGGTGGTAGTAAAGTCCGGACAGCATGAGAAAACCGTCTCGCCGCCTGACAGCTATGTTCTTTGCCGGTAGGACGTTAAGGACGAGACGGTTTTCTATTTCATTCACGCGGCTATCTCACGACAGGCGCTCCACTGGCCAACTGATCTACCCCGTTGGCGGGCTGCGCGCAACAGCTATGCAAGATGCGCGCACTTTCACATTGATACTACATCATGTTGGGGTTTATGGCAAGGGCTACGACCAGTGGCCGCGGAGCCAAGCCGGGAAGCGGTCCGCGAAGTGCGCGCCTCGCAGACTAACAGGATGCTGGTCGCTGTCTGCTCCTCGCCGGCCTGGCTCTTACGGCATGCGACCTAACCAGACTCTAACACCACGCGCCCATGAGCGCAAGATCTGAATGGAAAAAGCTAACCCTGCCGGATATTAAGCTGACCTGCCATCGCCTAAGCTGATCCCCACAACAAAAAAGCCGCCCCGAGCCAAGGAGGCGGCTTTAATCGAAAGGAGATTGCAAGGCGATGAACCTAGAAACAGTCTAACCTATTGCGCTCACGCGCGCAATACCTCATACTGGAATCGCCATGTACCGCTTAGGGCCCGTGGCCCACCTCTCCTCCTGGCCGCGGGCCCTGCCCTAAGCTAATGCTAATTATTCACCCGCCCCGAACCAACGACCACTCCCTCGATATCCACGAACTCCGAGCCTGGATGGAAACCGCCCAAGATCTGCAGCTCGGCGATACCTCACCATTCCCCGTAGCACGCGAAATCCACGCCGCCGGCTTCTACCGCGGATTCAAAACCGGACTCATGCTCACCGGCGCCGTCAAGAAAAGGATTCCACTCGAATGACACTCACACGCACCCAGTTCTTCCAGACCGTCACGGCCTTCATCGCCGCGGCGTTCGGTATCAAGGCCAAGCCACTCAGCCCAGCCCCCATCCTCCGCGCTGGCGACACCAACGCCATTTATATCTTTGGCATGATGGAACCGGTCGAACACGCAGCGTTCGTCAGTAACCCCACGGGTCCCTCTTGGGACAAGTATCGGTTTATCAATTTCAAGAACGGGTCCGTTATAGCATATGTTAACCGCTACCCACCCCCGGGACCCAATGACTGGGCCAAAGAACGGTTCCTGCCAGGCGAAGATCCGTTCTGGAGAGACCCCTACGGCCTGACTCGCCCCGAAAACAGGGAGACAGTGAAGGCGTTCCTAGCAGAGAAGACGAGGCAGAAATGACATTCCCAAAGTACGACCCAACCCAGCCGCTTCCACCTTGGAACCCGACACCAGGGCCAGAAGGCGGCATAATCCTGGAGTGCGCCACCTTGGAAGAGTTAGAGATAATCGCACAGGCCATGGACGTGCTCAACAAGTACGCCACCCACGGAATCAGTAATCTGTTTCAAAAGGTAGGCGAAACCTACCGGTACACGCTCCACGACAAAAGGCTGGCAGACGCGGCGGTGAAAGATGCGCGGATAGAGAAACTCAGAGAGGAAATCCCAGCCAGGGAGATAGAACTCGACAAACTCCTAAAGGAGTGCGCGGAGATGAGCAATGAAAAACACCCTACTATCTAGTCTGCACCTAAACAACCCCCAAAACACTGACGCTATACGCCAAATGCTCTTTCGTCCAACGCGGGCGAATCGATGGAAGTCATGGCGAGGGCAATTTCTTGATATGGCCAGAAGAATATCATCGTCTTTGGCGCGGATTGCGCACCGAGGTGCTGGAGCATCTCATTTGTAAGTTGTTGGTGTTCGATCCAT